AGGGGTGCCAAATCCGGTCAGGATGCAGGCGGGCGTCACGCCAAAGATCGCCACAACCTCACCATTAGCCAGTCCTGCCCAGCAACAGGTGGAATGCTCCAAGCCATAATCGAGCACGGCCGCTGGCGTCATTGACCAGCCAGCCTCAAACTCGTCAGCGTCTGCCTGCCTGATATGCGGCAGGATCTCCTGCGCATGCTCGCGCGTTGCCGGAACTATCTGAACGACTGGCATCAGCGGCCCCCCACGGTGATATTCGGGATAATTGCCAGGATGGAAAGCGGCAACGGATCGGCCTGGCGGATATAAACACGGCCGCCTTTGCTCCAGTTGCCATCGATGGCCAGATCGACAGTTCCTGTTGCGTCATCTACGGGCTGATCGTAAAACTCAAATTCGCGCTGAGGATACTCGTAAAGGCGTTTACCATCCGTCCCGGCGAAGATGCCGCGGCTACTGTTCACCACCAGACTCACGGAGGGAATGAGCATCTTTTTATCAAGCAGCGTTTCCTGATTAGAGATATTCACGTCGAGCGTTTCAGCCTCAGCAGTGATTGGCAGGCCGATATGCACCACCGCGCCGGGCGTCTCCAGCGTCACGGATCCGTTGCTCACCACCTTCTGCGGCTCGACATTACCGTCAGACAGGATGTTGACGGTTTTGCCTTCCAGGTGGTTCAGGCTTGTGAATCTAAGGCGCGCCATACGCCAGTTAGCCGTTGGCACCGCGCGGAACGCTGGCGGGATGTTGCGGTTAGCCTGAACCATTACTGTGTTGGCGTTGACCACGCTGGTGATTTTGAGGCGCAGAGTTTTATCCGTAACGCTGCCGTCTTCGGTTTCGGCGTACGGCAAATGAACTTCGTTACTAACGTCTGTTGCCTGAAAGAAACCAGCACCAGAAAGCGTCAGCGTTACAGGCGTTGACCAGATCCAGTCACCAGCTCCCCCGGTCAGGGTTATAGTCCGGTTGCCGTCTGTGTTTCGGCCGTCATATGTCAGCCCGCAGTCAACAAAAAAGGCGTCATCATCAGAGGTGAACTGACGCGAGGAAAGACGCTCGATATAGCGTTTCGTCTGCCCGTTCACTGTACGCTGCACGCTGAAGTAAATGGCGTCCTCGGTTCCCTCGCTGACGCTGCTGGTTGATTCGTATTTACCGTCACCCGGTTGCGGCGCCCAGGCGAAAACCTGCTGATCGCGCAGATAGGTCAGACAAAGCAACATGCCATCATTACGAACCGCCCAGGCGGCGGAATACGGCACGACCGTAAAGCACCAGTCCACCAGCTGATAACCCTGAAAAAGATGGTTGGCCAGCACAGTTAAATCGCTGCCTTGATAGCCATCGACGTCAAAGCTGTATGCCAGATCGCGAACTATGCTGCCCTTCTCCTGGATGAATAGCGCGATGTTGCTGACGGTGATCGGCGGCGTAGAGCTGGCGCCATCGGCACCCTGTGAGCTGAAGGCAAAAGCGCTTGGTGTCAGCGTTTTATTTTGATCACCTGTAATCTGAAACTGTCCACCAGAGGTGAGCGCAACGAGCGAGCCAACATCAATCAGATGGCGGATTTCGTTCACCTGCCGCCCGGCATAGGTGTAAACGATACGATCGTCATCAGCGATAGGGTTGCTCTTGCCAAAGTCCTTATAATCGCCAGACCGGCTTGCCCAGATGGTTTGCGGATACGCGCGCGACGCTGCGAAGAAAAGGCGCTGCTGATAATAGACGACCGTGCCTGGATAGCCGTTGACGCTGTTCCATGCATAACGGGCCCATTTGTAAGAGGCGTTCGCCGACCCGACCGCATTGGAAGGAATGCGGGAAATAACCGTCGCCGTCGCTGTCAGGCCGTTACCGGAAACTGCGGTGATCCGCGCCATGCCGAAGCCAGAATGCAGATATTCCCACTGGATCCCGGTGTCATCATCACCGCTGCCGCCCCACCCATCCCAGGCCATGCCTTCCGTATGAGACGGGCGCAGCGTGCCGGTTTTACCAGCCGTATTTGCGCGATAGTAGTTACTGTCAGCCCGGCGCACATCATTTACCGCTGTGGTCTTGCTGGTTTCCCATACGGGCACAGAGTCCACTGCTGGCTGCTCGATATAGAACAGCTTGCCTACCTGTTCAGCGCCGAAGATAGCGCTGTTAGCGGTCAGCGTAACGGTTCCGGTTTCGGCGCTGGCGTAGACGGTGCGCGCCGCATCAACGTTGATATCTTCAAACGGGCCGTTGCGGGTCTCCACCTCAACCAGCTGCCAGTTGTCATGCGCATAGCGCTGCAGCTCACGCGGCGAATAGTCAGGATGGCAGATCGTCATTACGTCGGCGGACTGCGTAAACTTGAGGTTGAACAGGTCCGCTTCTCTGTAGGGCGTGGCGATCTCATAGACGGCGTTTGCTGTAGTCAGCACCTGCCCGCCATCCTTAAAAACGCGCATGTAAAAGTCGCCGAATTCCAGCACATAGGTCTGCACTGTGGAGAACTGGAACGGGATAAGGCGGCATTTGCGATCGCCATATTTGGCCTCTGCAAGAAACCGCGTTCCCGGCCTGTTCTCGATGCCGCCATACTGGCGGACGATGAAATTGCGGCAGCGGCGCAGAGATATCGCGTACTTAGCCAGGTCAACGCGGCCGTATACGTTTGGTGATATTTCGCCGCCGGCGAACGATGGCTGGATCAGGCTGTTCGGCATCAGTTCAACCTCGCGCTGGTGAATTCGCTTTCAGGTTCTACCGGCTCCTGGCTCTCGTTCATCGACCGCGAGCCTGCGCTGCGGATGATCTGGCTGTACATCGTCAGGGCGTTTTGCACCAGCGCCGGCGCCGAGGTAAGAGGCATCCCTATTTCGCTGGCGATTTTCCATGACAGCGCGCTGCGGAACAGCGGATCGAACATATTCGGATCAGTTACGTCCGCTACGTATTTCAGCCAGGCATCTTCCTGATCGGTGTAAATCAGGCGGCCAGTTCTGTCAGCATCAGAGCCGACTTCGTACTGCACCCGGAAACGCTCCGGCACCACCCGGCAGCCGGGCACCATGATTTCAGCAATACGCATGCAGTCGGTGGGATAGCGGTAGGCAAACTGCCAGTCCGGCGGCGGCAAGCCAGTATCGGCAAGGGCGACTCGCTTAATAGCGAAGTTCCAGTCGAAGTCTGCCAGCACTTCCATGCGAGCATTGTCGTAATGCAGGCTGCAAAGATCCGCCTCTTTGCTTTGCTCGCTCAGGCTGTTGATAGAACGGCTATTGCCCAGGCGGCTCAGCGCGAGGTTGCAGATTTCGATAACGGAGGCCATTAGTCATCCTCCGGGCCGTAGAGGGTTGCCGCCGCGGTTTTCGGTGCCGGAGCATCAGATGATTCCATGCCAAAGTCGGTGATCTGCAGGTCGATATGGCTGTGGGATTCGCCGCCTTCTGATTCGCGGGTGCTCACGGCCACGATTTTCGCCATGCCCGCGATATTCATCATGTCGCCGACGGCCGGCAACTCGGCGCCCAGCTTCTTCAGCGCGTCGCCGTTCAGCGAGATGCGTAGCCCCCACGGATAATCGTCGCGTGTTTCAACCTTGCCATTATCACCTTCGACTGACTCGGTACCGGTTTTCATGTTGACGACTTTCATCTGATGCTCCTGAAAAGTAAGGGGCCGACCGGCCCCTGTTTATCGCCGGTCAGAGACCGAGTTCTTTACGCTTATCCGCAATCTTTTTGCGGAGTGTTTCGGCTTTTACGTTGTGGTGTGGTTTTTCCTTGAAGAGCTGTTCGTACTGTTCCTGAAGCTCTGCCAGATCTTCATCACCTTCACCGTTTCCGCCATTGCCGCCTTCAGGGCCGGGCTGGTTACCCTCGCCGCCAGGTGCTGGCTGGTTGAGGGCTGCGGCGGGGGTGACGACATTGGTTACATCTCCTTTGCGCTCTGCTTTTTTCTTCGCAGCCTTCGCCGCATCGTTTAGCGGCTCCAGCGCGCTGCCCGGCTCGCCGTCATATTCAACTTCTGAGCCTTCCGGCCACAGGTTGTTATGGATGTGAGACAGGCGCAGAACGCGGTACTTTGCTTTTTCCTCTGACATTTACGCGCCCCTTAACCAGTGATGCGAGAGCGGATCGGATACGGTGAGTTGTTATCCACATCCAGATTGATGCCAGCGGTGAACGCGCCAGCAGTGAGCGGGCCGGTGCCTACGGTATAATTGACACGCAGATAACGCAGCACGCCCTGAGGAACCTTCTGCGAAACAACGCGCTTACCAGCGGTCAGGGCAGTTAGCGCCAGATCACCGCTTGTCGCGAGCGTCGTCCAGGTGCTGTTATCCGGGCTGGTCTGCAGCGCGATGTTGACCGTGGCCGCGCCTGCCGCCGCCGCAGTGGTGTTCACGTTGACGAACAGCTCCAGCGGATAGCCGACGCCGATGTCGCGGCGGGTGCCGTCAATCGGGCCAAGATCGATAACATCGGTCGAAGCCGCGGTATTAGTAACCGCCTGCGCTTCGGAGAACATCAACAGTTTGTCGAGGATCATCTTTCTTTCTCCAGTTAGCGGGCCAGGTGGCGGCCCGCCGGTTTAGTCAGGGGTTAAACGACGCGTGCTTCGGTTTCCAGAATGGCGTCGGTTTCGCGAATGGGGACACCACGGAATGAAGTCCACCATTCGCCCTCAGTCTCTTTGACGGAAATAGCGAGCGAAGCTTTATCGAGAGATTGCGTGTCCAGCGCCTGAGCAACAGTGCGGTTCATGTAGAACACTGGCTTACCCATGCCACGATTTGGAATACGGTGCAGTGCGCGGATCATCAGGTTAACGATGTTTGCTGCGCTTCCCGGTACCGACAAATCGCTTACATCGATGTTCGCGATACGAACTACATAGCGCCAGTCGCGCAGCGTCAGGCCTGCGTCCCATTTGTAATGGGTGCGATAACCTTCATAGTTGTTACCATTGCCATCCTGCAGCGTCTGCTGGCCTTTGTTTTCCATTTGCAGACCGGCTTTTTGCCCTTTCGGGAAAATGCCGTGAACGGTGTTTTCACCCCAGACCACAAGCCAGATAGAAGTGTTGTCTGTGCCGGTACCGCCAGCATCAATGATGTTCTGCCCGTTGCCAGCGGTTTTGCTTGAGTAGCGGGATGACAGTCCCATGAACTGCTGCGGGTTGACGCTGGTGTCGCCATAGAACAGCGTCGTCGCCATGCGCTGGTTCATACCTTCAAGGAAGGCACGATCTTCTGAAAGGCGGAACTCATTGGTATTTCCGTTCAGGTCCGCCAGAGATTTGTCGATCTCGGCATACGTCTCGAGCATCCCCATTGTGTCAGTGATCTGCACAGTAGTTGATTTGCCCTTCGGCACACCTGAGTTAATCATTCGCCAGTAAGCATCCGGCAGACCGGTACGAATCGTAGTCCTATGACCGGTTGCAGAGTTACTTTCCATGAACGGCATATCGTCCAGGATCGGGTTGGTCTGACTAAGAAGCTCGATAATTTTATCGACCTTCCCGTTTGGATCTACACGCTTGCCCCAGTCAGCCAGCGTCAGCGCAGTTAAGCCTTTAACAGCCATGGTTTATTTCCTCAGTTATTGCCATAAAGAACATCGGCCGCCGAACGCTGGCCTTTCTCGTTTGACGTGACCAGGTTGTCTTCCGACATGGCCGCGCCTACTTTCACCATCAGGCGGATCATTTCCGGGTGATTACCCATGCCGCTTGATTCAAGAAACTCGCGAAGTTCAGGTGTGGCGAACGAGCCCATAGCCTGCTTCGCTTTTTCGAGGTTTGCGCCGAACTTGTCACCGCCAATCTCCTTGTCTTCTTTCGCCGCGGTGCCCCAGTCGGCTACCTGCTTCTGCCAGCTCTCAGCCTGCTGCTTCATCAGCTGCGGCATGACTTTGGAGCCATACAGATCCACCAGCTTCTGGGCCTGCTCCTGCGACAGGTTCAGCTCGCGCGCAATCGGCTCAAACTGCTCGACCGCTGCTTTGTCCAGCTCGGTGCCTTCCGGCGCGCTGAACTCATACTTTTCCGGTGCGCCTTCGGGCTTCTTCTCGCCCTCTTTCTCGCCTGGCTTCTCTTCGCCCGGCTTCTCGCCTTCCGCATCCGGCTTTTTCTCGCCTTCAGCGCCAGGGCTGTTTTCGGCTGGCGCTTCGCTGCCACCTTCCTGACCGGCTGGCGCGGTGCCTTCGCTTCTGGTCGCTGATGGTGCGCCAGCGTCAGCGCCCGCTGCTGGTGCTTCTGCCGGTGCCGCCTCGGACTGGTAACGCACGCGGAATAACTTCTGAAATAACGTGGTCATAAAACCTCTTTACACGATGGTTAAGTTGGTCAGCGCGCCGGCGGCCACTGTGCTGGTGACCTTGCGGTTGGCGGTGCCGATAGACAAAAGCGCGTTGTTGGTGACCGGCACACTGTTTTGCACCTGGCCGTTAATTAGCGGCGCCACCGTCGCGTCGAGCTTCAGCACCAGCGCGCCGTTGACGATCGAAACTTTGTGCGTGCCCGCCACCGCAACGCCCGCGCTGTTCTGCACTGTCACCGCGTCGCCGTCGGTCATCAGCTTCTGGCCTGGAGACAGGACCGAGCTGTCGCCGATCACCATTGCCTGGAAGAAGTCGTAACCGCCCTGTGACGTGGTGGAGTTGCGGATCTGGACCGGCCCATAAGGCTGATAGCCCTGCTTGAGCATCGGCGGCAGCATGGTTTCCAGCTCGGCAATGGATGACGTCCGAACGAATTTGATATCGGTGTAGGGCATCAGGCTTGCTCCTCGTCTTCTTTGGCTTCTTTCGCCATCGTCAGATAGAGATCCGGGCAGTGCAGCATCACGTCGTTAAACAGACGCAGCCCCTCACTACGACGGCCCTCGTTGAAATTGGTGGCGTTGTTGTCGCCAGTAAACGAAGACGCGAATACGCCCGCTCTGCTCAGCTGCAACCAGATGAACCGGCGGCCCTCGGCTGAACTCATTACGTGGATAATGTCGTCGCGCTGGCGCTCACTGCGCAGCTTCATCTGCTGTTCACGCTCAGCCAGTTGCTTTTCGTCTTCATGCATGTCGGCCATTACTGCGCGCCTCCTGCGATCGCCGTCAGGGCGTTAGGCTGGTCGAGCTTCGCCTGGCTCAGGTCTTTAACGCCGGTAACGGCGGCTTGAGCCATTGCCATCTGCTGCGCCTGTTGCTGCTGTTCCGCGCGCTGCTGGCGTATCTGCTGCACTTTCTCATCCGGCACAACCACGGTCGGCGACACGCCCACAGAATCCGCGTAGGTGTCGATCAGCTGATCAACGTCGAGCTTGTCGAGCGCTTCGGGCTTCGCCTGGGCGACATTTCCGACGAAGCCGACAAAGCGCTCAATGCTGCTGACGCCGATCGCTTTCTGCGCCTGGGCCATCACGGAGATGTACTCGATGCGCAGCGGCATGCCCTGCATAACCTCCGGCGCCGGCGGCAACATCCCTTTGCGGGTCATGATGGAGAACGCGCGGTCGATCAGCGGATCGAGAAACTCGTCGTTCAGACGCTCCAGCACAGGGCCGAGCATCAGCAGCTTTTCTTCGCGCAGCTCGTTGACGGCTTCGACCGGCATGCTGCGGGTATTGATGTTCTGCAGCATCAGGAACAGATCGACGAAATACGCGCTGCGGATGATTTCGCGCGTGTCCTGAATGTCGTTGAGCAGGTCGCCCGTGTTCGGGTTAACCTGGTACGCCGGGCGCAAGCCGTCCTGTCCGGTGATTTGGTCAACGTAGGTGATTGCGCCAGGCAGCAGGGAAACGCGCTGCGTTTTGAGGGAAGACGGGCCAATCATCGGCGGGTTGGTAGCCTTGTCGATCAGCTGGCTTTTGCGCTTCTGCTCGAGCTGCAGCGCCTTAACCTGCCCCAGCGCTGTCATGCCTGGGCAGTTGGTGGCGTAGGCATCTTCGCCGTTCACTTCCCAGCGCGGCGCCAGCACAGGATGCTCGTCGTAACCAGACTCACGCAGCACCTTATCTTCGCCGCCCACCTCAAAATAAACTGATTTGAAGCGCTTATTTTTGGCGTCCAGCTTGCCGGTGGCGCGATTCAGATTCGGATAGATAGCGTGGATCACGTCATGCCAGCCTTCGGTGTTCCCGGTATTCCACTGGCTTTTGACGGTTTCGCTGACGGCATCAAGGCCGAACTGCTCCACCAGCTGCCGCGTGGTCATGCGGAATTCCCGGTAAACGGTATCGACGCTCAGGCGCGCGCTGTTGGAAATGTAGTAACTGCCGATCGGGAACGGGTAAGTGCGGATAATGTCCTCGTCATCCTCCAGAACAGCCATTGCAGCAGTGCCATAGGTACCGAGCTGCGCATAGACGATCGGCAGTGACTGGTACAGGTTCGACTTGTTGAACATGTCGTTCATGCGGTTCTGAACTGTTTCCAGCCACATCTTTACCGGGCCGAAATCCATCATCGCCGGATCCGGAAGCGCCAGGCGGAACCACGGGCGCGCCGGGCTGGTAATGCCGGACATCATGCCACTGGCCAGCGTACGCTCTGCCAGCGTGCAGGTAGGGTCAACAATCTTGGTGTTGCGGCGGTTATCGCGGTTGGCGTCAGAAACGAGGAACCGGCTGGAGCGCGGGCTGATGTAATCAGACAAGTCGATCCAGTGCGATTCGAATGAGTTGCGCTCCTGCTTCAGCAGCCCCAGCTGCTTATTCAGTTTCTGCTTCAGTGTCTCGTTAGCCATGATCGCCCCGGTGATTGTTACTGGCCGAGCAACGTTTTGTTGCTGGTGTTGGCCTGAGAGGTGACGCCCTGCGAGCCTGTCAGCAGGGTAGATTCGCGGCCAGCGGCAGCACGGCGGCGGCGAGTTTCATCATCGCGAGCACCAACAACGGCGGCATCTTGCTCTTGCGGCGCGGCCTGAACTTCGGCGGCTTTGGGTACGGACGGTTTTGAACCAACGCACATGGCTGTAACTCCTTTCCAGAATTACCAAAATTAAACCATATACGAATTATTTTGACCACTACAAAGCAAACCACTTGACGTTAATTACCTATTTGGTAATAGTTAGTGCGTGGAGAGCGCTGACACGTCGGCCATAGCCCGGAGTACCGCAGCAGCATATTGGGCTTAAAAGTAAAGGCGGTGGATAAGCCGGGCATCATCCCGGCACACAACAGGCAAGAGCATTGTGGAGGCGCAACGCAAAGCCGTTGATACGGTGCTCTTTCCGTTGTGGTGAATGCGGCTAGCGCACGCGGAGAACTGGCATCGTAACTATAAGTACGATGCTTCGAGTCTAAAAGGTCACCGCTCTGGAGTTTGCCAGTTCGGCCAGAGCACCGGGAGGCACCCGGCACCACACATTTCAGGAGAGAGCATTCTGCGGGTGTTTTCGAACGCTTTAGAGACGCGGCGTGTTCTCCCCTGAAGTGCCGTAGGACCGTTATCTGTAAATGCTGTGTCTATTCGGCGGCTCAACGTTTTACCCATTTGTCGTTGAAGCCGCCACCTTTTTTGCCACAGACGGACGCCATTGCGATGGTTTCTCTCTGTGCCCGAAGAGGTGCTGTGTTGTTTGGTGGAGTTCCCTT